GACATATGGATTACCTTTAGATATTATGATCGAGGCTAAAGGTAAAGAATTGGCCCTTTTACGGTTCCGCGATATTTATGCATATAAACAACAGGAGGTTTTAGTATGAAAGACAAAGACAATGTGTTACGTAGATTAGACGAAGCTGATAACATGGCTATGGTATTAGTTGATTTGGCTAGTAAAAAGGCTGTTGACACAAATGAGGCAGTACGCCGTTTAAACGAAATTCGTAGTAGAATTAAATTTGCTATGGATAGAATTTCTTTGAGTTAAAATGAAAGCTAGACTATTTCCATTTATTATTGCATTAGCTGCGTTATCAGTATCATGTTCCGCAGCTTTTTATTCTGTATACGGGTTAGGTAAATTATTTGCCGGTGCCAGTACACAGGTTATGATTATGGCAGGTAGTTTAGAATTTGCTAAATTAGTAATTGCATCCGCATTGTATCAGTACTGGGATAGTATTAATAAGGTATTACGTGCCTATTTAACATTGGCTATAATTGTATTAATGACTATCACCAGCGCTGGTATATACGGGTTCTTAACTGGGGCATATCAGGAAACGTTTGCATCTACTCAAGTTGTTGAACGCCAGATTGGCTTGATAGAAGCTAAAAAGGTTAACTTCCAGTCCAGAAAAGATGATTATGTAACCGAAAAAGAACAATTAACCAACTCGATTACTCAACTTAGATTAGCTATTTCAAACCCGGGACAGAGCCAGTATATTGACCGGAAAACAGGGCAAGTTATAACAAATACATCGACTGGTGCTAGGACTTTGTTACAAGCTGAGGTAAATAAGGCATCGGCTGACCGTGATTCATTAGATACTAAAATACAAGCTTTATCAGACTCTATAGCCATCGCCGATATGAATATTATTACAATTCGTAATTCAGATGCATCTGTTAGTGAACTAGGCCCTCTAATGTATTTATCAAAGTTAACAGGTGTATCAATGGATCGAGTTATTAATTGGTATTTGCTACTTATAATATTTGTATTTGATCCATTAGCTATAACATTAGTAGTCGTAGCCAATCAGGCATTTGATAGATTACGTATTGTTAACGTTCAGACAGGCTCGATCGAGCAGCCAATAGCTACATTAAATGATCCACCGCAGAATAATGACGTATATACCAATGACCATGATGATACATATTACGAAAACGTTTATGATCAATACGAATCTGTACAAAATAATAGTACATATCCAGAGCCTAACATAGTCACTGTAGTATCTAGCGGATCTATAGATAGCGGCTCTATTCAAAAAGATATTTATCAAGAAAAAACTAATACACCTCCGCGTCAACGCGCGTATTGGACTTAATTTAAATTAAATTTATGGCAAAAAAAGAAGTACAGGTGCAGAAATTTGCATCAAAAAACATCGGCAACCAGCGGTATATGATATGCCGAAACAGTATACCGGATGGTAAATATTGGAATGGTAAACATTGTGAAGAATGGTCCCGCGTTGGTATTAACACTACATCCGTATTGTGTCACAAATGCAGTGGACGACTAGCCGGCGACCCCGATATTGGTAATGGTTATAAACCCTCTGGCAAACCACGCGGCTGGCAATTTATGAAGGAATATGTAGATGCTCAAGGCAATGTATTCTATAAAGGAGTTGAACAGCCTGGACTTAAGGGAACCTTACCAGCAACTCAAATTGAACCTGATCAAAAGAAACGTTTAACGAAAGAAGAGAGACAAGAACTTAAAGACCAAATCTTGCAGCAAATTGTTTTTGTCCGAGGGCAATTGATGAAATCCAAACTTAAGCGTGATATCAATAGTAATAAAGTACAGTTACGTGCATTAGAACGCAAATTGAAAAAAGTAAAATAAATTTGATCTTTAAAGAAAAAGTTCTTATAATAAACGTGTTATGAGTATATACGAAGAAAAAAACAAACGTGTACCTGTAGAAGAACTTATGAGTACTCCTTATGAGTCTATATCTCAGCAATTAGATACATATGTTGATATCGAATCATCTGTTGTTTATTTAGCTGGAGATATCGATGAACGTACATTAGTAGATCTGATTATACGAATACGTGCTATCTTATCATCGCGGACCGCGGCTACCAAGGACTATCCAATCAATTTGATTATTAATTCCAATGGTGGAGATGTATATGAAATGCTAGGAATTGTCGATTACATTGAATCATTATCAGTACCAGTCAATACAATTTGTCGTGGTCGTGCTTTTAGTGCTGCAGCGGTAATATTAGCATGTGGTACTGGGACGCGTATGGCTAGTAAGCGATCATGTGTAATGTTTCATGAGGCTATTAGTTTTGCAGATGGCATTAAGATGAGTGATATGACAGCTTATATCAATAATCTCAAATCATTAGAAGATGATGTATGTAATATGCTAGCATCTAAATCTAATAAAGATGCCAATTGGTGGAAACAACAACAGCGTACGGATTTATTTTTATCAGCAGACCAGTTAAAACAATACGGAATAATTGACGAAATAATTTAATAGTTTATGAGTTTATCAGCAGAACAAATTCAAGATAATTGGAACAAATTTCTATCTCGTGTAGATCAGGAATTTCCAGGACGTGCTAAAGAACTTCGTGCCATGTATGACCATTATATGGATCGCATGATGTTAATGCCAGCTAGTGGTACGGATCATTTTCATAATGCATTTGCCGGTGGTTATATTGATCACATATTACGCGTAATGGATTGTACATCCAAACTTTATAACTCTTGGCAAGAGATGGGCGCTGACGTTACTGGGTTTACGTATGAAGAACTCATGTTTGCTGCAATGCATCATGACTTAGGTAAAGCTGGATTTCCAGGACCTGGCCAAGAAGTTTATCAGGTAAATGAATCCGAATGGCATCGTAAGAATCAGGGTAAGATGTATAAGCACAATCCTAATATACCTTTTACTATGGTACCAGATTTAAGTATTTGGATTTTACAGGAGTTTGGTATTAAGATGACATGGAATGAATATTTAGGTATTCGTATACATGATGGATTATATGATGAAGCTAATAAAGCATATTATGTATCACGTAACGCCGATAGTAAGTTACGTAATAACTTACCGTTAATTCTTCACCATGCCGATCATATGGCAGCTAGGATTGAGTATGAAATGTGGCGAGATAAACAGCCATCCATAAAGATTCCAAGTTCTAATTCTAAGAAGCCATCGATAGCATCTAATAATACAGCATTTGATATTTCAAAGATTTTCGGGGACTAATATGGAACTAATTTTAATTAGCGGTATAGTTGTACTATTAGTTATTGGTACATATATTGTACGTAATCTTCTTAAAAAAATGGAAACATTAGAAGATAATATCGAAGAATTAGTACAAGCAGTTACTGAGTATGATGAGTTTTATGCCGATTTAAAACGTCGTATCAATCAATCAAACTCCAGATTGAAGCAGATAGATCGATTAGGATCATTTGAGGCAGATGATGAGACGGGAGTAATCTTTAAGGAACTTAAAGATATTGTTAATGAATTGAATGAAAGGTTTTAATGTCACCAGTTGAACAGTTTTACGCAGAACTAGATGTACAAGATACAGTTACTAAACGTGGTAGAAAAGCTACAAATATGTACTTTACCAGTACCACTGAAAAGGCTATTATAGCTTATAACAAGGAACCGGATTATATTTTACGTAATAAAATTTATCGCGAACATATCGATTATGCATTTAATAAATTAGTAGAAAATATCTATCATACTTTTAAATTTAGTTATTTCGATGTACCATATGAGGATGTTAAATGCGAAGTAGTAGCATTCTTAAATGAAAAAATTGGTAAATATACTGAAGGTAAAGGTAAAGCTTTTAGTTACTTTAGCCGAGTGGTTAAAAACTATTTGATTATACAAAACAATGCCAATTATGCCAAGCTTAAACGTCGAGTAGAAACGACAGTTATTGATGATGACCGCAATTTGACGTTAGAATTATCGATTTCGTCATATCAAGAATCGTTACGTGATTTCACCGATCTTTGGGTAGACTGGTATGATTCTAATATGGAACATGTATTTACTAACAAGCGTGATGTACTTATTGCAGATACTATTTTAGAAATATTCCGCATCCGTGAGTCAATAGAAAATTTTAATAAGAAGTCTATCTATATTCTTATACGTGAACGTACTGGCCTGAAAACTCAAAACATTACTCGTGTGCTCAATGTAATGCGTAAAGACTTTGAAAAAATGTTCACTAACTACCAAAAATCTGGACTAATACGATAACCCTTATATTTATATTAAAGGTTATCAATGGCATCTACAGATTTTGAATTATTCAAAGGCACGACTCTTTCAGATCTGATGAAAGATATCTATCATAATTCTAAGAAAAAGTCGAGACAAATTGACGGGCTCATACAAGAGTTACAGCCGTTGGTTAAGAGTGTAGGTGATGCATCTGTAATAGTTCCCATGATCAAAGAATATTTGGAAGTATCTGTCAAAAACGATGATGCATTAGTTAAGTTAGCTGCGGTTGTTCAGCGTTTATTAACAGCCTCAAGTAAAGAAGAAAGTGGTGGCGAGTTCATGCTATCAGATGAAGAACGCAATCAACTGTTACAAGAAGCTGAAAATGAAATAAAGGCTATACAACGTAAATCAGGAGATGTATAATGACAATAGCCCAAGTCATTGATACCTCAACAGCATATAAAACTAATCCTAATAAACGATATCCAGACCGCGGAGATTTTCCATTAGGTACTATTAAATTACGCAGTTTATCAAGCAATCAGGCAGCTAGTGATTTTTATGCATATCCAGCATTTAATTCTACTACCATTCCATTATTAGGAGAATTAGTTACATGTTTTAGCACTGTTTCTGATTATGGCGATGGATTACATAAAGAACAGGCGTGGTTTTATATATCACCTATTAATTTACATGGTAATGTCAATCTAAACCCAACTGGGTTGCTATATACAATACCGGCGGGTGGTCGTTCAAATAATTATACTAGTACAGCCGCACCTAAAAATGCTGACATTAACGACTATAAACCTGGAGAAAACTTTACTGAAAATGCATCTGTAAAAAATATACAGCCGTATGAGGGCGATGTATTATTACAAGGACGATTTGGGCAAAGTTTACGATTTGGATCAACTGTAACTGGTAATTTATCACAATATGCTGAAAAGTCATGGTGGTCGAACGGTACTACAAACGGCTCGCCTATAACTATTATAAGTAATGGACATAAAGGACAAGGCGGGCCTAACAAATATATTATTGAAGATCCAGAAACTACAAAAAGCATTCTTATTCTTAGTTCAGATCAAAAACTTAAATTTACACCATCACAAAAACAAATTGGTATAGGTGTTACGCCTATAGCTACTTATAATAAATCTCAGTGTATTATTTCATCAGACCGATTAATTTTTAATTCTAAATTAGATGAAATAATTTTATCTGGTAAAAAAACTGTCAATGTTGTTACGCCTAAATGGCAAATGGATATGGATAAATTATTTACTATTTTAGAAAAAACGTTGCAACAGTTGGCAGATTTAACTGCCGGTAAAGCTCAGTTTCAGACTCCCATGGGCGGCCCGACGTTGACGTCTACTAATGTAGCACAAGTACAACAGTTGTTAACAGAATTAAAGACAATGAAACAATAAAGGATCGATATGCCATTATCAGCAGCACAGCCTGGATTAGAGGCGCAAATATTTGCAGCACTGAAAAAAGCCCAATTATCGAAAAATGCCGAATCTGCTACACAATCGTTAGCTAAAGATTTAGCATTGGCAATACATACATATGCATTACAAGCTACAGTCAATCCTGGCCAGGTAGTAACAACACCGCCAGGTGTTGTTATTGTAGGTGCCAGTCCATCTGGGCCAGTAACTGGTGCAACAACTGCTCCTGGAATTGGTACGGTTACAACGCCCGGAACTCTATCATAAACATATTTATTTTAAAGGATATTATGGATACCAAGTCTTTTATAAAGACATTACGTACTATTATTCATGAAGAAGTGCAGTCAGCTGTACGTGCGGAATTACGTAGTCTATTAACAGAACGGACTAATCAGACATATACTCCTCCGGTTACAGAAACAGTGATAAATGCTAAAAAACAATCGCAAAAGCCTAAATCTTTTGTTAAAGATCCGTTACTTAACGAATTATTAAACGATACTGCAAGTCGCCCGATTAATTTATCTGAGGGAGCTACTTTATCATTTAGTTCAGAAATGGCACAAGCTTTTGCAAGTAGTAAAACAGCTGTGGCTCCGATACATGATCTAGACGGTAAGCCAGTTGATATGCAAAAAGAAAGTGTAGCTACAGTAGTAAATGCAATGACTAAAGATTATTCGGCATTAATGAAAGCAATTGATAAGAAAAAGGGTGTTAGATAATGGCTAGACCCATTTATCAATACAAACCCTTTATTGATGCCAGCGATGTAGCAGTTGGTATAAAATTGCCTTTTAATAAAGGAGCAATACAACGTTTAGAAATAACTGGCTCTGGCGGTGTTTTGGATTATGCATCTGATTCTACATATGCAGCTGGTAATGGAGTATTTGCACTTTCATATACAACTGAGGATCAAGCTATAAGTAATTTATCTAACCTATTACTTACACGTAAGGGTGAGCGAATAATGCAGCCAAACTTTGGCACTAGGATACAGGATAGTATATTTGAACAGAATACAGATATTTTATTAGATAATATCAGATCTACAATTGAGGAAGATGTTGCATATTGGTTACCGTATATAGAGTTGTTAGATGTTGATGTCAAGCGTACTAATTTTTATGAAAATAGCATACAGGTAGCTATAACATTTCGAGTTAGTCAGCAAGGCGCAAATTTAGTTATAAACGTTTTGGCATCAGAAAATCAAATTGTATTATCGCAAGTTACTACAGTTAGTAATGTAAACACGCAACTAGTTGCAGTAGGTCGTTTTAGTTCAGGAGAGTTTAATGGAATTAGTTAAAAAAGATGTAAAATACTTAAATAAAGATTTTGCACAATTTCGGCAAAATTTAATTACATTTGCTAAACAATATTTTCCTAACACATATAATGATTTTAACGAATCATCACCGGGTATGATGTTTATTGAAATGGCATCATATGTAGGCGATGTACTGTCATTTTATGCCGATCAGAGTTTTCGTGAATCGGTATTGAATAATGCAATTGAAGATAGCAATGTATTGATGTTATCGCAGTTATTTGGATATAAACCAAAACTTAATACACCGGCAGTTGTTGATTTAGATGTATATCAATTAATACCAGCGATTGGTACTGGTATTAATGCACGGCCAGATTTTAGATACTGTTTATCAATTGCATCTGGTATGACTGTTACTAATGATAGTATAACCGATACAGTTACATTTCGTACTTTACGAGACGTCGATTTCACGTTCAGTAGTTCGATGGATCCGACGGAAATTACTGTTTATGAAATAGATGGTTCTGGTAATGTACAATACTATTTGTTAAAAAAATCGGTACAGGCTATATCAGGTGAAGTAATAACAGCCACATATGAATTTGGTGATCCAAAACCATACGATAAAATTGTATTACCAGAAAATAATGTTTTAGATATTATTAGTATTATCGATGATGATGGCAATACGTGGTATGAAACTGATTATTTAGCACAAGATACCGTATTCGAAGACGTTGCAAATATACCATATAATGACCAACAGCTATCTATATATCGCAGTACTACGCCGTATATATTAAAGTTGCGTCGTACGGCGCGCCGATTTGTTACACGTATACGTGAAGATAACCGTACAGAAATACAATTCGGATCTGGAGTAAGTTCGGATGCTGATGAGGAATTAGTTCCTAACCCACGTAATGTAGGTATGGGATTAGAATATCTATCACGTACTACTAATTCAAACATCGATCCTACAAATTTTCTATATACTAGCACCTACGGTCTAGCTCCTAACAACGTCGTATTGACAGTACGTTATTCTATCGGTGGTTCAGTTGGAGATAATGTAGCCGCTAATACGCTTACCAATATTGGTACAGTTACATATAACACATCAACTGAGATATATGGATTAGATTTAACATCGACAAAAGCTACAGTAGCAGTTAATAACCCAATATCAGCAACTGGTGGTAAAGGTAAGGAATCTATAGAGAGTATACGTCAGAATGCCATGGCTAGTTTTGGAGCACAAAATCGCGCTATAACACGTGAAGATTATATTGTGAGATGTTATGCTATGCCAGCTCGATATGGCTCGATAGCCAAAGCATATATTGTAGGAGATCAACAATTAGATTCTGGTGACCGCGAGTATCCGCGTGATGTGATACCAAACCCATATGCATTAAATTTATATACATTATCATATGACGAAAATAAAAACTTTATACCACTTAACGAGGCTACTAAAGAAAATTTACGTACATATCTTTCCAACTATCGAATGTTAACAGATGCTATTAATATAAAAATGGCATATATTATTAACATTGGCATTGAATTTGAAGTTGTACATGTACCTAGTTATAATGGCAACGAAGTATTATTATCTTGTATTAATAAACTAAAACAAATGTTCGATAATGAACGTATGCAAATTAACGGGGGTATTAGTATATCTAACGTTATTAGTGAATTGGATAAATTGCCAGGAGTGCAATCTATATCTAGATTTGAAGTAGTTAATTTATTCGATAAGAATTTAGGATATTCAGGTAATGTATATGATGTAGCAGCTGCTACACGTAACAATATTATTTATCCTAGCCTCGATCCTAGTGTATTTGAAGTAAAATATCCTAATGCGGATATTAAAGGACGCATAGTAAAACCTTAAGGAGTAGTGAATGTATCACTTATATTATCCGGAACGAGATACTACGTTATATGAACGGTATCCGGACAAGAATACGGGTATAGACCAGATATTAGAGCTAGTAAAGATTACGTCTAGTTCATTACGAGCTGTATATCAAAATAATACATACAACACTCGAATACTAATAGATTTTGGTTCACAGATCTCATCTATTACATCAGCTATTAGATCTGGCGAAATCCCACCGATTGGTAAAGCCATAGGTTCCGCATCAGTGTATCTGAATATGCGTGTAGCGAATGCAACAGATTTACCTATTAATTATACATTATATGCATATCCTGTATCCGAGTCATGGACTAATGGCAATGGGTTTGCTGATAGTATACCGACGATTACAAACGGAGCGTCCTGGTATTATCGTAATAGTAGTACACAAGGAGCTTTTTGGAAAACCGGATCAGCACATAGCCGTAACGATTTTTCAGTGGTTAATACAGCTGGTGGCGGTACATGGATAACCGGATCTGGATTCGAAGCTAGTCAGTCATTTGATTATGAACAACCTGATGTACGTATGGATGTAACTGATATTGTTAGACAGTGGGTAAATGGTGTTATACCAAATTATGGGTTTATAGTTAAACATTCTACTACTGATGAGCGTAATGGCGAAATATTAGGTGATCTAAAATTTTATGGATTAGATACACGTACAATATATGTACCTAGGCTAGAAGTTGCATGGAACGATGCAGTGTTAACTGGTACAGGCTCTAGAGCAGAAATTTCCGATGATATTTTTATTCCGTATATAAAAAATATACGTAATGAATATCGTGAAAATGAACGTGCTATATTTCGAGTAGGGGCTCGTCCGGAGTTTCCGACTAAAACATATTCAACTAGCTCAAATTATCTTATCGATTACCGATTACCAACGTCAAGTTATTATAGCATACAAGATGCAGTGACAATGGAAACAATTATTCCATTTGATACTATCGCTACTCAAATATCATGTGATGATAAGGGTAGTTTCTTTAAGCTACGTTTAAATACTTTTCAGCCAGAACGTTATTATAAAATACTTTTAAAAGTTGAGCGTGATGGCGGCAGTGACGTACAGACATTTGCAGAAGGTTTTTATTTTAAGGTGGTTAGATAATGGCTAATAGATTTACAACACGAGATAATAATAAAGAAACTCTCACTCCAGATATTAGTAGTATGTTGCTTAACATACTACGTGCTGAATTTCCTGAAGATCCATTATATGCACAAGGTATATTAAGTCCTGGTACAGCTACATTGTCTAGTAATGGAAAAGTACCGCCAGTAAACAATAAGCAGCTTTCTCTAGTCACGCGTAATGATTATAATATAATTCAAAGTAAATCCGGATCTTCTGATTATGTGGAATATGATATAAACAAATCATATCCTACAATTAATGACCGCGATTTAGATGATTTAATAGACGAAGAATGGGATTTTTTTACACGAGTTAATGCAGCTCGGCCCATTCCACCTACCGGATTATTTTTAATAAACACTGAAATAGAACTTAATCCAGTTGATTTCCATGATGCCTATCTACAGCGCGGGCCAAGTACAATAGCTGAACGATTGGCTGATGGGGAATCTGAAGAACAGATAATTCAGAATACGTTTTGCGTGTATTATATTGAAGGCGGTGTAGCATTACCAATACCAAACTATCAGACACTGGAAGTGATGTTAGTAGAACGTGGTAAAACTTATTCTGATATATCAGAAGCAACTGCCGACCAGGTAGCTCAATTTGATATGTCATTAGATGGAGTATTTCTAGGAGATCGTACAGATGAAAAACCAAATCCAATTGAAGAATTTGAATTTCGTAAAGTTTTAAATCGTAGTACTGAATGGAATTACCAGGTACGATTCGAGAGTGGTTATCGACCAAAAGCTCCATTTTACCGCGATCCGGGAGATTATTTAAAACCATCAAATTATATTGGTACCACAGGTACCAGCGATTTATATATCGATGAAGATCCGCGCGATTTATATTTTGATCAAGTATTTCAGAAACAAACATACCGCGAGAAACTCCGTACTAAGTATGAAGGTAAAATGGTCATTTTAGATTGGCCAATACCATACAACGATTCGCTAGTAAATTCATCTACTAATAATGTACAATCTGATGATTTGGTATTAGGGCTTCGTATGATGATCAATGGTTTTTGGAAACAAATTACCGATGAAGCAGTGGCGCGTACATTTGCTGCATTAAATAATTTTAGCTTAGCTGAATATCAATTAGGTCAAGGCCGGTATGGTGAATTTGGATGGTTAAATTTATTGATTCAGGCTGGAGCTATCGAAGTGTTAAAAAATGATGGATTGGGAAGTCCTATATGGAATGATTTTCCGCATATCGTCGAAGCAGATCGTTTGGATATTGATGAATACCGCGCATATATTGATAACTACAGTAATAGTAGTGATCCATTTAATATTGAATATTTAAAACCGTATGAACCTGAAGGAAGTATTGCATATTATCCGTCTACGCGTTTAGATGCTCTACGGTTACAAGCAGCTGCACAAGCTGAAGTAGATTCTATTAAAGAAGATATAAAAGAATATTGGCCACAAATAGCAGCACAGGTTGCTAATTTAGTAATAATTTTACAAGGACAGCCGGCATCATATGTAGACGAATATGTAGGTAAATTAGGTAAACCTGCAGCTGTACCTACTAACAATGATCTAAAAGGGCCGTTATATAGCATACTAACATCTGTTGATGGGTTTAAATATGTTAAAAGAAAACCTAGTGGGTTAAAAGAAAAAGATACCCGTACTAATTTATTAGAATTATTTGAACGTAATGAACGTATTTCGGGTGGAGCATTTAATAACCCATATGATGCCAATCGCATTATGGGCGGCAGCGGCAATCCATGTGGTGTAGTACATGCACTTGGTACTAATCAATTTCCGATTGGAAATGTCGGCAATGGACAATTACCAAGACGTTCTACTGGTGATAGTAATCGACTAAATGTTTTAATGAACGATCCATTATACATTAAACGAATGGTACGAGCAGCTGTGATACAATATTTAAACAAAGATAGTTATTGGAAAGGGTCTAATACAATAACTCAATTTGCAACAACAGATCCATTATATGAAGACGCAGTCGAGGCAGATAATTTAATCGGTAAACTTAAATCAGATATAATACTAGCTAATGATTTTCTATTAGAAATAGATGATTTGCTATTAGAGGCCGATTCACTAGAAGCATTTCAAGATATTTATAATAGAATACTGGCATTGAAAAGTGATCTAGATAGTTTTAATAACGAGGGTTTGGTATTATGTAACAATACCCGTACTAATATTAATAGTACATTTAAATTATTTTTAGAACGTTTATATAATTCTGTACAGTATTTTAGACAACGAGTACATGACGAGATTGGTAATAAAAGTAAGTTTGGGGTAGAATGGCCACCGTCAGCTCGAGCTATTATAGAACAATATTTACCAGGTAAATCATTTGATAATTATTTACCGACACAGGAATAAGATTACGATATGTCATTAGACCGGTTTACAAATAAAGAGGATATTCTTTCAATCGATGGCCCAGCCCGTGGTATAGTTTGGAATAAAGACGATGTTGAATCGTTAGGTTTAGAGCTAAAAACGGTTACGCCAGAAGGTACGATTGAAGTAGAAGTTCATGTATATACACGTGATGGTGATTATATCAATAGCGTTATAACTCCAAATTTTACCGTACGTGGTACTAAAGTTTATGTAAATTACGGCACAACTTTAGGTAGTTTAGGAATTCGTCGTGGAGAATTTGAAGTTGTTACTAACGTTCACGAAGCTATCATCGGACGTGCTAACAATCGGTTGTTACAAGTAAAACAAATATCTCCAGATCGTAGAGAGATCTTAGCTACAATTGTACCGCCAGTTGACGAAAATATTCCAGATTATGAAACTATAATACCAGATTATCTTCAAGAATATAGTAAAGTTTATGATGCTGATTTAGCTATAAACTTTGGTAAGAATAATATCTGTAAAATCATCAATCATAAAGCTTGGGATTCAGATAACGAACTGGTATTACGTTTATACAATACAGTTCCAGATGATGTATTACTCAATGATACATTTCATATAGTTGAAGAACTAGCTGATCCGTATATTGATAACGTAGAATTAGTATTTGAGTTACCAGAAGAACAGCTTACGTATATTAAAGGTCCTAACTTTGAAATTGATGAAGGTTATGCCACTATAACAGAAACAGAGTTTAAAAGTTGGAATGATCTACTAGATGCCAATCTATCAACATCTCAACAAATTTTAGACCGAATGTTTTCTGGATCATTATCTGGCGTACCGCTTGGTATTGATTATTCGGCATTTGATAATTTTGTATTTTATAGTTCAGCATATGAACGTTTAGCTAATTTCAAATATAAATTAGAATTAATTGAATATTACAATAAACGTATAGTATTACTGGATAATGCATTAGGTTCTGATTCTGGGTCATTAACTAATAACGTTACTATTACACAACAACGTATTGATAATTTATTAGGGTCGTTTGACGGATTTGAGCGATGGTTATATTATGAACCAACTGCTAGTTTAACAACTCATGGTGTTTCTGGTAGTTATTTAGGAGCCGATGGGTATGTAATTACTCCATGGCCAAAATATTTATCTAACGGTGCATATGTAGTATATAGTACTACATCATCGATTGCTAACAATTGGTTTACAGCATCAGCCGCAAATGCAGTTTTATATGATGATTTAAATAACAATGCATTAACCAAAACCATACCAGAACATATACGTATCGATCAAAATAATAGCCAATATGAATTATTTGTTAATATGATTGGCCATCACTTTGATATACTATATTCTTATATCAATGCATTAACACGTGTATATCGTCCTGAAGAACAACCTAAATTAGGTGTTGGTAAAGATACTTTATATGACATTGCTAAGTCTATGGGATGGACCTTGGCTAATGGTAATCAGGCTACAGCTTTATGGAAATATAAATTAGGCGTGGATACTGATGGTAGATATCAAAGTACCGGTAGTTTGTTTAGTAAA